ATGGTGATTACTCCGTCAGCGCCTGCGACCAGCAGTTTCGGAAGGTTCTCCGTTATGGCCGTCAACAGCGATGTGACAATCTGGCTCCCAACGTCTATGACGTCCGGGATTTTCTCGCTGATTTGGTCAATCATGCTCTGGACGCCTTCGCTCACGATGGCAATTCCTTCTTCGCCGTTGCCGGAGAACAGTTCCGTAATCCCGTCCATGACCGTCGTAAGAGACGGCATTAGGTCTCCCATGATGCCTCTCTTCAGGCCGTCAAACGAGGTGGTCATGTCCTGCAAACTGTCCTGAAATGCCGCCGCCGCTTTCACGGCTTCGTCGCTCATGACGCCGCCCAGTTCGTGCACCCTTTGCCGCATGGCCTCGGTGTCCTCTGCGCTTGTGTTCAACAGTGCGCCCAGTTCGGTTGCGCCTCTTCCCAGCAATTCAGCCGTCAGTGCGGTTCGCTCCGTTCCTTCTTCCATCCCTTGCAGGCCGGAAATGACACGGGAGAACAGGTCCTCTTGGCTCAAATTTGCAACTTCTTCCTCCGAAATGCCGAGTTTTTGGAAGGCGTCGCTACCTTTTTCGGCTTGTTGGGCCAGCGTTTTCATGGACGGTTTCAGCGCTTCGATGCTGGTCCCGCTGTGTTGCATGATGGCGTCCCACTCCTGATAGGCCTCCGCAGAGATACCCATCTTCTGGGACATTTTGTCGATGTTGTCCCCGTAGGCCGCTGTCTGCTTTGCGCCAGCAATCATCGCCGTGGTTGCCGCCGCCGTCCCGGTTGCTATCGCTCCGACAGCCGCCGCTCCGACTTTGCCAGCAGTTCCAAGCGCCGTCTTCAGTTTGCCGCCAAAGCCTTGTGCCTCGGTCTCCGCATCCTTCAGCCCCTGCTCGTATTCGCTTTTATCCAGCCGAATTACGGCCATTAAATCGAATAGGTTCATAGTTGTCCACTCTTACGGTAAAAGTCGCTCTATGGGCCGATTTTCGACCAAATAGAGGCTACTATCTCTTCCTGTGTACGTTCGTCCGGCGCCTCAACCAAGTCTGGCCGGATTATTTCGTAGAGCCTCATGTTCATGCACACCCCGCCCTGAACCATCTTGGACGTGTTGTCCGCAATCGCTTTCAAGGCATCTGCATAATAAATGCGGCACGCCTCGTCACGGTCGGCTGTCCGCCACCTTGCCAATACGTACCGCACAAAAGGCTTTATTCGTCGTGCGCCTCTGTATTCTCCGTAGCAGGCCCAGAAGAGGTCTTGTCCGTGCTCTGTGCCTGCGACTGAAAAAGGCTCACCAGTTCCGGGTCATTCAGGATTTCCAGCAGTTTTGCTGGAAGCGTGAGCAGGCCAGGCCTGTATGTCTCTGGGTTTTCCCCGTCCAGCGTTGCCAATATGTATAAAATCGGCCTTTTATGCTCTTTCAGGGCATATTTAACCGCTTTCGCCTTCGGCCCGCTGTTATAAATCTTTCGAAATTCAGGGTCCCCAAATACTTCTGCCGCTGGTTCAATCAATTCTGCCAGCACTTCCAGTGCGTCTTCTCCCTTGTAATCCGATAACTTCATATTTCACCTCGCTATGCCGCAATAACATAAAACTCCATCGGCACAACATCCTGCGCATTGATGGAAACGTGCCCGGTCACGGTCATTGCCATTGTTCCCTTGCCGTTCTTGGTGGTCTTCATAGAAAAGCCTCCAGTAGACAGTGCGTTCATCAGTTTGATAGCGACTGCCCCGCCATCGGTTTTATCTCCGACCCACCAAAGATCCGAAAAGTCCGTGGTTTGCAGTTCTGCTCTCGGGGTCACCTTCGTGATCCCGGTCTTGTCTGCCGCACCAATAGCCAGCGCAATGTTTGCCTGATTGAACTTGATGTTGCTAAAGGACATGGAGCAGTCCCAGCCGTCCAGCCTCTTAAACTCCATCATGTTGTTCGGCACGTTGTCCACGTCTTCTCCGAAGTCCGTAAACGTCGGCACGCAACTTACAGAGATGCCGCCCGTTGTGGTGCAAATAATATCTGCATCCGCAGGCGCCGCCGGTTTTTCCGGGTCAAACGTTGTCAGCAGAACTCCTGCATTGATTTGCAGTTCGTTAAAAGCGTCCGCCGAAATCTTTGTATACGTCATTTGTTTTGCCTCCGTCACAAAGCGGTAAGAAATTCCGCTTCAAGGTTGATGTAAATTCTGCGGATTGCGTCATTTGGGTCACTCATACGCTGTGCGAACGGGGTTCCCCGCTTCAGCCAGATTTTCCCGCCGTCGTAGTTCAGCAAGACGCCGCCTTGCGGTATAGCGTTGCCGATTGCCCCTTTCAGGGCTGTCACTCTCGTCCACGTGTAGGACCTGTCCCAAACGCTAACGGCGATTGATACCGGGTTCTCGAAGTCCCCTTCAGCGTATGCGTATGTCAGCCTCGGCAGGCTTGCGTTTTCCGGCACCGTGTTTTCGTCGTAGGCCGGGACGTTAAAGCCCTCAAAGAACGCCTGTATGGTCTGTGATGCGTTAAGAAGCATCTGGTATCACCCACTCTTCCGCTCTCACTCTTCGCAGGTTCAGGCCAGCCGTTCTCGGGGTCTTGTCGTCGTCTCCGTCCGTCGTGACTCGGAACACCTTGTTGTCGCTGGTCCTCTTGAAAACATCGTGGTATTGCAGATTGATGGACTTGTCCGTCAAAACGGTGTACAGCGCTGTAACGCCTTGCGCCTGCGCCGTTGCCCCTTCAATGCTGTTGTCCAGCGCTATACTGGCCGAAAAAGAGGCTCCCTCCACCCATCTGTATTCAATCCCGCCGTAACCGTCCGGGAAACTGCGTTTGTCCATGATTGTGCAGGTTTCCTGCGTCGCTTTCAGTAGGCTCATAAGTGAATTCGCCTCCAGTTTTTCAACTTCCCTGCAAACTGGTCCATCCACGTGTAGCCGCCTGCTCCGCTTTCTGTGCTCCCCTTGCTGTAACTGTACCCTCCAAAACTTTCGCTTTGATACGGGCTATTCATGGCCTCGCTGTTTTCCGCAACCCACGTTTCGATTTCGCTGGCAAGGGCGACGACCGAAGGAGGAACAGCCATCGCCCAGACGGCACCCTCAAACGTCTCGTCAACCAGCGAGTCTTCTTCGTCGCCGTACTTGTGTACGCCGTCGTTGAAGACGCTTCCGACAATGCGGTAATACTGGCCCTCTGCCAAAAAAGAGAGCGGCTCAATGACGCCCTCGCTGATGGTAAAGGTGCCACTATGAATATCTGCCTCCCGGTTCCGTAAGAAGTAGTTCTTCAGTTCATGACACAATTCAGTCAGCATCATTTGCCGCTCCTCCTTTTGCCGCTATATTAGTGCGTTCCAGTAGATGCCGGAGTGATGGTTCCCTTTACGACGCCAGCCGCATACTCCACGAAGAACTGGATGCCGTCCATAACAAGGGTCTCAATCTGCGCACGTTCTTCTGTGGCGTAGCCGGACTTGATGCCGATGTAGCCCAGTTCGTCAGCGGTCAGGCTAAAGGCGTCTGCGATGTCGCCGTTCATCGTCAGGTAGTACATGACGATGTTTTCCTTTGCAGTCGCAATAAACGTGCCCTGCGTGATATTGCTGTTCATGATTACGGTGCCCAGACCGAGGAAATTCTCGATGTAGTTCATGCCGAACGCAGTCTGCATGGTTACCTGTGCGGCACCGAGATAAGTGGCAACATCGAGCGGGTTCAGGAAATACACTGGCTCTGCGGCATCGTTTTCAAACTTGACCTGTAACTGGCCCCAAGCCGCCGCAAGTGCGGACTGAAGGTCAGCCCCAGTTGCGGTGCTGGACCCGGTGATGCTTCCGTTCAGCAGGGTGAAGAAGTCAGTACGGATGCCCGTCTGTACGTCCTTCAGCAGTGCGGCATCTGTGTCCCGTACTGCCGCTTCATAGCCGGACTTCTTGATGGCTTCTGCGGATGCGGCCTTTCTCCACTTTTTCAGCGTGATTTCGCCTACGGGAGTCTTCGTGGTAGCGTATCTGGAAAGGGGAATGACTTCGCCTTCAGGTACTGCGCCGTTCTGGAGCGTGCCGGAGGTCGTATACACGTACATCGTGGTGCCTTCCATCATCGGAATTTTTCTGGTGACGCCAAGCACCTCAATGAGTTTTGCGAGGCTGGTGTGAGTGAATCGGTTAACGAAGTCAATCTCTCTGGCCTTCGCCATCTGCGCCTGTGTAATCAGGTTGGTTTCTGCACTGGTAGTTAAGTTTGTCATTGTTTTCTGCCTTTCTCGGCCCTAAAAGCCGAACAATTCATGGTTTTCTGCGATGGCACGCTGAC